TGACCAGTTTTTGGGTCAGGGAGCCCAGTTTGGATTGCTTCTTAAGATCAGCAAAAGACATTTAGATTACCTCGGATTAGTTGGATTCGGGTGATTTACTTGGATAGTATAGCAAGGATGCTCTCAGGCGTCAATATATTCCTTGAGAGATTTGATTGTGGCATTCATACTATCAAATAAGGTTTGCATATCAGTCTCTGGTGGGAACCCCATCATGGAAACTGATTTGCGAAGATTCTCTTTCATTTCAATCGCTTTGGGATCGTCTGAAAGGGACAACCTAGTATACATCACTTGTTGCTTTTCTAGCAAGGTCGTGAGGGTTTCAACTTGCTCAAGTTTTTCGTCACGGGACATTGCGCTGAAAGCCAAGAGACTTCCATAAATTTTTTCTTGAAGACGATTAATTTCATTCAGTTCTTCCTGAATGATTTCGGATTTGAAAAAATCACTCATTTACAATTTCCCTTAAAATCTTTTTAAACTTGAATACATCAATATTTAGGAAGGGGTTATATTTTTGAATTTTCAAACTGACGGTTTCCCACACCGGGTCCAGCAGTTTCTTATCAAACTTTTTCCTAAACGAGAATATCTTATCATAGATTACGAAAGTCTCAAGACTTACGTCTCCACCAAGATACTTTTTTAATAGGATTGGGTGCCCTTTCGAACAATCGAATAGATTCTCTAATTCGTTGTTCAAGAGTAATTCGTTGCTTTGTTCTTTGAACAAGTAAGTCAAACTCTGTTTTCTCCTTGTCCAGTCGGCGTAAGTCCTTTCGCCAGAATTGATAATTTCTCCAATCCATAGATTTTGTGGGTTGTCAGAAGCGGCAAAATTTGATACTAAAAATTGTACGACCTCTTCATCAGAATACTTACGGGAAGTTTTCTCGAACCAATACTTATCTTTCCTCTTATTAAAAGAGGTCATACTGGCACGGGTTTTTGCTCCGTATTTGAAGAAATCGTACTTTGGATTTGTGAAATGATTTTTGAGTGACAAATAATGTTGGTAAGTTTCAAAGGGAGTCACTTTCATAAAGGCAATTTTGCTCTCGAAGTTCGTTTCATGAAATTAAGTCTCGTAGCATCCCACTTCAGTTTTTCCTTCAGCGGTTTAGATACAAGTTTCGTTACCGATTCTACCTCAAGTTCGTTCACTTCGCAATAGTGAACGATGGCATCAATATAATTGATTTGTTCTTCGGCAACAATCTTCTCAATTTCAAGTGCAAATTTAGAAGGTGTGAGAAATTTCTTCTCAATTGCCTTTTCGAGTTCTTTATTCGGTTCCATATAGTTCCAGTTTATCTCTAACAAACTTTCTAATGTATTCGGTGAGAAGTTTGATGTACTTTGATTTGTCTCGTTCTTC